GCCGAAGAGTTCGCTGAAGAACTTCTACACGGCGAGTTCCACGCCGGGGCAGGTGCTTACGGCGACGGCACTTACTTCCTTTCTAACGCGGGGGAAACATCGGCTGAACGCATCGGTGTCCGCAGCCTCGGCGACAACCCGATCAACGTCATTGGGTTACGGTCCAAAGTTGGTCTTGAGAACGCGATGGAAACAAGTGCCCAATACGCGAGAGGCTGGGACGGCAAGGCCGAAGGGGTGGTGACGCGTGGGGTGTTGCGCCCCGACGCCCGGACTGTGGCCTCTAATGACCTCCATGTCATCGGGGAGGCCATGCAGAAACAAGCGGACACGATTGCCGGTATCGTCCACCGCGACGGACCCTCGGCGTTGGACTTAGCCCTTGGGGACGCTGTTGACGAGTTGACGGTTCTTCGTACACAACCAGCGCGGGACCGTCTGAGTCTGATGTCCACCGACGAAACGATCGGGCAGGTACTCGATCGGTACGGCTACACGGGGGACGACCCGTTCGGGATTCTTGAACTGGCCCGAGAAAGCGGCGATCCGCTGCGGGACAACAAGTTCAGGGCTGTTCGGGACTTGGTTAGCGGCGAGCGGGGGAACATCAACCTCGCCGACGGAGAGATTGGGACGCTCCTCGGGTTCGACGCCATCACTGACACCGTTATCGTTTCGGGCGATTCCGCTTATCAGAGCCAGGTGCTCGTCCTCAACCGGAACGCTGTCGCTCTGGGTGACGATCTGATCGACCTGGACGAGGTGAGAAAGATCGAAGACGCGATCCGGGCTGCCTACACCGTCGCTGATGTGGAACCCGAAAGGTTGGAGATGACCTTCACGGAGATCCGCGAGTTCGTCAGCGAGCGTGCGGCACGAACGCTGCCAGAGGCGGTTCCTGAAATCGTTGAGGAAATCGTTGAAGAAACAGTTGCCCCTTCGGGGGTTTCCGACAACGTAATGGATTGGGCGTTACAGGAAGGCAAGGGCGAGGAATACGGGAGCAGAGCAAAGAGTTTCTTGCAGAGCCAGCGAGAACTTGACTATTCAATAGCGCGACTCCCCACGGACCCGGATGCTCTGGTTGATCTTGCCGAGGAAGTCAACGCCAAAATCTCCACGGTGTTGAAGAACGAACTCGCCGAAGCCGATGTGCTCGTCAGGGTTGATTCGACGGTGCTTGATGAGATCGTCGCTGACGGTCGGCTCAAAACCCAGTTTGAGACAGGGGTATCCCACGGGATGCTTGACCAAGAGTTGCGGACAAAGACCGAGTTCGGCATGTTCGGGTACGTCCCTGAGGAACTTCCCGGCCCGGTTCAGGCCGCGGGGAAGTCAGACATTGACGATCTTGTCACACAGATATCCCAAGCAGCCGATGAGCCGTCGCTCAGACCCGATGAATGGTGGACGGCTGACGAGGCGCTTAGTGGGTTTCGGACGGTCAGTCCAGAAGAGCGTCCCATCTATGGGTTCGCTGGGGACGCAGGACGAACTGAGGTTGGCAACATCCACAGCAGCCAGTACGGCGATGTTGTGTTGAAACTCAAGCCGGAGGTTCGTGAACGTACCACGGTGATGGTTGGCGATTCGTTAGGACCGGGACATTCTTCCTACGCCGCGGTTCAAGAAACTTTCACCACGCGAGGGGCTGATCTCAGAAACCTTGAACCGACCGCAAAACTAGCAGCCGGTCGCCCTAGCCCTATCAACGACCCGGATCTATTGAGAATGACCGGCGGGAGTCAGGACGTAACAACGGTTGTGAAGGCGTCGGCTTATGACGACGGTCTGATCGTCGGCATAAATGAGAGCCTTGGCTTTGATGAGTTCTCTGACGTTCACGACATCTCTGAGTTCCGCACCGCCTACGTCGAAACCCAAGTCCACGGAGGGGTGTCATTTGACGACATAGAAGAAATCCTCGTTCCGGTGTATGCCAACCCTGATTGGGGGACGCGAACGGTGAAGGCAACCGGGGCTGTTATCGACGCCATAGACGAAATCGTCGTCAACCCTGCCATCCCCCTCCAAAGCATCACTGGGCCTAGAGGCATTTCGGCAGAGGGTCTGAACGAACTGCTTGAAGAAGTCATAACCCAGGTAGGGGACTCAGCCACGGGTGCCCTCCGGCCATCGTCAATGCTGGACGACATTCTTGATGGGTTTGAGCCTGACATGGTGCCTGAAATGAGGAACGCCTTGTTGGACTCTCTGGAACCGATGGTTGAACAGATAGACGAAGTTCTGGATTTGGCACGGGAAACCACCATGTTTGGTCCGGTGGGCGAGGGGGTCGAACTAGTGATCGAGGGCCAGGAGGTTGGTTATCAAGCAGCCCCGTGGATACGCGGCGTTGTCGATGCCAAGGTGAACTACCCCGATGTGAAGGTGGGTATGAACCTAGTGAACCCGAAGAGGGCGGGTGACCCGTCGTTCGGCTTGGACTTCGGCTCCCCTTCTCGCTGGCTATCCGACTCGGTGGTCGCGGTGGAAGATCAGCCGACGGTTCTTGAGTTTGCCCAGATCCAGTTTGACGAGATGGCTAACAGGATGGGCTGGACCCCAACAACGCAGGAGGCGACGGCGTTGGAGGCAGCGGGTATCGCTACACCGGGATAGACTTGGTGGCATGGAGATAATAGGCCGATTTGGTGAGAGCGGAGCGGGACGGGTGCTGATCGGTCTTGACGACCAATGGCTTGTTGCCTACGAAGAGGCATTAGGGACCGTCACACAGCCTGAACGTATCCAATCGTTTTTCGGCAAGTTCCGGGGCAAAGTGCGACGAGTGAGCGACGAAGGCAAGGTGCTTTCAGAGATTCTTCGTCAGGTAGAAATCCCCGGCCCGCCTCTCCCCGTCATCCCCCTGGAGTAAGCCTGCTAGTCGATGCGTTGCTGGGTCACTGAATCCCAAGTGACATCCAACCTTCGTAGTTCTTCCATCCGGTTGGCTTGGGAGTCTTCGATGATCTGGCGTTCTGCTGGTGTGAGTGATGACGCACCCTGGGCGACGGCACGCTCCACCAGGGACATCTGTGCTGCCGGGTCCATCTCTGAGAACGGGGCGTATCTCTTGATGTGACCGAACAGGCGCGAGAGTTGTGCGCCAGTGGTCTGGGCGTCCATAACGGGTGCCATGTAGCCCAGTCTAGCAGTAACTTTCTGAAAGTTTTTTCGTAACGCTGTGACCTGGGGGTTTGTTTTCGGGGTGTCCGCATAACCCCTGGTCGGGTTTCCCGTCCAAAACCCCGATGAGCATAAGACGCTCAACGATGCTAGAATGTGTTTGTGGAAGGAAGTGAAGCGTCGGCGAAAGGGGAAAACGTGACGCAGCAGACAACGGGCTTGTTCGATGTGAGCGAGTTCGACACAACCAGGAAGGCAATCAAGGGTGACACCCGGACCCTGACCGAAGAGGAGTGGGCCGTGATTGACGCTCGGGCCGCTCGGGAAGGGTACGTCGCCGGGTGGGTAGGGGAGGCAGCGTGAGCACCTTCTCTGTAGCACCGTTGCCGATGGCCCAGAAGTGGGTCAAGGCCAACCAGGAGTACCACGCCGCGGCGAAGGCCAAGAGGGAAGCCGAGGGCTGGCAGTACTCCGACACCTACGAGGGGGCGACCCTCCCGCTGGTCAAGGGCCGACGGTTTCGGAGGTTCGGCAAGAGCGGCTGGTACAAGTTCATCGAGTACACCATCAACCCGAAAGGCGTCGAGGCCATCGTGTGCTTCGGGCCGTTCACCAACAAGGGGGCACCCAAGACGGGCTGCGGGTTCGGGGCGTGCGCCCCGGAGCAGGTGGTCAAGGTCGCCCGGCGCGTCGGCCAGACTGAGCACGAAGAGCGGGTTGAGCAGATAGTCACCGACAAGAAACGGAGGGCCGCATGAGTGGTCACCTGACCGATTGCACGACGCTGCTGGAAGGCGAAGCGCAAACTGAGTACCACACAGTCATGGGCGAGCATTGTCCGGCCTGCGAACGGGAGTTCGCTGAGATCAACGAAGGCGAGCGGTACGCCGAGTTCGGCATGGGGTTCGTCACTTCCGGTGGCGATCCCGGTGATGTCTCCGCTGCCTGGGCGATGGACAAGGCGTTGATCGCAGAGCGTGACGAAGCGGAACGCAACCGTCGGATCGAAGACGAGGCTGGCGATGAGGCTTATCGCCGGGCGGTTACCCGTCCGAAGGATCGGCCCGTCAAGGGTTGGCGCAACCAGCACACCATGACCGATGAACCGTTCAAGGGTAAGTGGGAGTACGAGCCTGGTTGTGGTTGCGCCAAGTGCTTCAACCACGACCTGTTCATTCAGGATTGTCTAGGAGAATGGGAGTTCGTCACATGACCACTGGTCCGAGCCTCAACTCAGTCGATGACTTTGAGGGCATCGCTGACACAGCCGACCACCCCGACGAACTGGTAGCGATCAGCGTCGGGCTGGCTCTGGCGTTGTACCACCGTGACCCGGATTTCGTCGCCGAGTACTTTGAGTGGCGAGCGAAAACCAGGTTGGAGGAAGAAGATGACTGGCTTGACCTTGATGAAACGATAACCGGTGATGGGACACTCAACATCAAGTCAACACATATTGCTGTACCTGAGGACGCAGGCTAGAGATGGCTAGACTGAACACCAAGAGAGGAAGGCATAAATGCCAACAAGCGAAGAACTGAACAGGATGATGGTTGAGATCGCCGCGGGGTGGGAGTACGGCGACCCCCGGTCGGAGGTACCTAAGTCTGCGGAGATCGAAGCGTCGTGGGGACGCCTCAAGGGGCAGATGGCTGAGATCGAACGCGAGGGAGGCATCGTGGAAATCCCCGGCGAGATTCCCGACATCACCGGGTACGAACGCGGCGTGGTTGGACCTGCCTGATGGCCCGCCGGTCGAACATCAAACGCACCTACCTGGCGTCGATAGAGAACGGCGAAGCGGTGGCGTTGTACATGATGGAACGCGGCCCCGGCTACCTCAACGACCGGGTGCTCCACGAAGACGGCTGGGTCGCCACTCTGACCCTGACCGACTGGCGCATCGGCGAGCGGAACGACATCGACATCATCACCCGGAAGGCAGCGAAAGTCTTCGCGGCTGATTTCGGAAAAGGGGCGTTGGTCAAGTAACCCGCCGGGTGGCGTTCTGTTGCTACGCTTCCCGCCATGCCCTACTCGGTCGCCACCGATCGGACTGACTGCTCTGGTTTCGCCGTCGTCAAAGACGAGGATGCCAAGTTGATGGGCTGCCACAAGACCCGCGCTGCGGCTACCCGGCAGATCGCTGCGCTCTACGCATCGGAGGGGGCCAGCATGGAGAAGGCAACCAAGACCGACGACGGGGAGGAATACCCCGCCGAGGCTTACGCCTACGTCCCAGACCCGGACAAACCATCGACCTGGAAGTTACGTCTCTGGCAAACACCAGAGATGAAGGTCACCCGACGGCAGGTTGGCCTGGCGGTCGCCGCGTTGGGTAAAGGCTACCGAGGGCAGCGGGTTCAACTCCCGGCAGCCGACCGGCCCAAGGTCAAACAGAAGGTGCTCCGAGCGTGGCTGTCGGTACACCCGGACATGGACCGTGGCGACGCACCACGGGTTTTGCTCGCCAGCCGTACCACGACCCACACCCCAGCCGACGAGGTAGGCAAGCGCATCCTCGACAAAGAGCACGACCGGGGCGGCGACGCTATGACCCACCTGTTGATGGCCTACCGGGTGATGCTCGATGACCCTGAGTGCGAGCCGCTGCTAGGCCCGCTCATGGAACTCATTCACGCCAAGCAGGAGATCATGGTCAATACGGAGATGATCGACGACGACCTGGATTTCACCCCCGGCGAGTCCTACGCCAACGTCGAAGACGCCAAGCGGAAGCGTCGCCGTCAGGGCTACCAGTACAACCGGTCGGTTCAACCTTCGTTGGATCGGATTGCTGCGGCGTCCCTGAGCCAGTTGACCCGTTGGATGAATGGCTTCGACATGATGGGCAACACCAGCGATGTCGAGGCGCTGCGAGCGTTCGTCCGCTCTGAGATCAAAGCCCGTATCTCCAAGTCAAGCCTGGTCGTCGAGAAGGCCGAAGCGAAACGGTACACCCTCGGCCCGGTGTATGTCCCCGGCGTGTTAGACGCTCATCAGGAGTTCACCGACGAGGACACATTACAGATGGCCCTGTGGGAGTGGATGCGGAAAGACGACCGGTCGATCTACCTTCAGCACTCGGACACCAAGGCAGGCGAGTTCGTGGAACTGTTGACATGGCCGTTCGCCATTAGCGCGGCGATGACTCTCCCAGGGGAGGAAGAAAAGTCGTTCGACTTCCCGGCTAATACCCCGTTCATGGGTGTTGTCTGGGAACCGTGGGCGTGGGATCTGGTCGAGAACGGTGACCTGCGTGGCTACTCGATCGGTGGGAGCGCCCGCCGAATGGAAGCAGACCTGAGCGAACCGGCTTTGGTGTGAGCCACCCGGTTATCGACTCTTGGGGCGAGCAACTGGCTCGCATTGAGAAACTGGTTTCCACCTACGACGGCCAGGTTGAGGTTCGTTTGTACGCAAATCGGGGCGCAGTACGCAAGCGTCCGACCATCGTGCTCAACGGGGGACCACAGCCAATGGAGACGGTAACCGTTGTTACACCGGAGGATGGTGCTATGGTGCCGCCCAGGCCGTGATCCTCACGGTCTGGAAAACAGAGGCAAGCCCACGGGCCACATCCGAAAGGGTGTGGCCCTTCTGACTTATGGCGAAAAAACTGACCGAACTGGAAATCGTCGAAGCGTCGGGTGTTGACCACCCGGCGCACCTTCACGAAGGGTGGCTGCTGATGAAGAGCCTCGACGAGATCCTTGAGGAAGCAAACACGCTGGCGTCAGACGATGACTCACACGACGACACGGGAGGAACAGCCGTGAGCGAAGAGAGCAACGCGGAGCAGGCCGAAGCCACTGATGAGGCTATCGAGGACACCGAGCCGGTGACTGTTGATGCGAGCGACGCCGAAGAGGCTGTTGACGACCGGGAGCCAGTGATGGCTTCAGTCGATGACGACCGAGAGACACTGGCGAAGCAGATCGACGATCTCCGCAAGCGTGCCACCGATGCTGAGACTCTGGCAAAGGCGCTCCAACATGAGCGAGCCGTCGAGAAGGCGACCGAGCGTGTCCACGGTTGGTCGTATCTCCCTCAGATGACCGAAGAGTTCACAAAGACTCTGGTCAGCCTGCGGCACGATTCCCCGACAGAGGCCACGGCGGTTGAGAAGGTTCTCGACGCAGCCAACGCTCTGCTATCGGAGAACATCACGATGGCTCAGATCGGTTCCGATGGAGAACCGGGTAACCAGACGGCATGGGAGCAGATCGACTCTCTTGCGAAGGCAGCGGTAAGCGACGGGCAGTTTTCGTTGTACACCGATGCTCTTCAGCATGTGACGGTCAACAACCCGGCCTTGTACGAAGAGCATCGCACCGAGATGACGAGAGGAATCTGACATGGCCTATACATCACCAGGGATTGACCTCGGGACTCTGACGGCTGCGGCGGATCTGTCCGGTAAGCAGTACTACTTCGTCAAGTTGGCTTCGGCCACGACGGTGAACGTATGTACGGCGACTACTGACAGGGCCATTGGCATCCTTCAGAACGATCCGACCTCCGGCCAGAGTGCCGTGGTTCGTATCTTCGGGATCTCAAAGGTCGTCGCTGACGGCACCATCGCTTTCAACAATGTGATCGGCACCAGCGCCGACTCACAGGCTGACGCAATAGTGCCCGGAACAGATACGAGCGTTGTGACGCTCGGCATAGCCATTCAGGCTGCCTCCGCTGGCGAGACTTTCACGATGTTCCTCAATCCGACTTCGTGTCGTGCGGCTTAGGGAGGACTGACACATGCCACAGCCAACCAGATCAGATGTCCATGTTGATGCGATCCTGACGAACATGAGCGTTGCGTACATGCAGGAAAGTTATGCCTTCATCGCAGCGAACGCGTTCCCGACGGTTCCTGTCAACAAGCAGTCGGACAAGTACTTCGTGTATGACCAAAGTTCATTCTTTCGTGACTCTGCCCAGCCCCGTGCCGATGGTACGGAGTCCGCAGGTTCCGGCTATGGACTGAGCACAGCGTCGTATGCCACTCAGGTATGGGCGCTTCACAAGGACATAGGCGATCAGGTACGCGAAAACTCCGACAGCCCACTCAACCCGGACATGGATGCCACTCGGTTCCTGTCCCAGCAAATGCTTATTCGGCAGGAGCGGGACTGGGCGTCGAGCGCCTTCACGACCGGCGTGTGGGACACCGACACCACCCCTGGCACCCTTTGGAGTGCTTCGGGTTCAACGCCTATCACCGATGTCCAGACGGGTATCAACACGATGCTGACGAACACCGGCTTCGTCGCGAATACCTTGATCGTAAGTTACGCAGTATTTTCGATTTTGCGTAATCACAGCGACATTGTTGACAGGTACAAGTACACATCAGCCGAGTCGATCAACACTGACCTCATCGCGAAGGTCATGGGTGTCGATCGGGTACTCGTCATGGCAAGCACCTACGATTCCGCTGCCGAGGGGGCAACTGCTTCCTACGCGCAGATCGGCGACAAGGATGCGTTGCTGGCCTACGTCAACCCGAGCGCAGGACTCATGGTCCCGAGCGCCGGGTACAACTTCGTGTGGAGCGGAGTTGGCGGCGGCTTGGGTACGAGCACCGCTATCAGCAGGTTCCGCATGGACCCGCTGCGGGCTGACCGCATTGAGATTCAGAGCGCATGGGACTTCAAGGTTGTCTCATCGGCTTTGGGGTATTTCTTCTCCAACGTCGTCGCCTGATCTCAGGCTGAGTAAGAACGGCTAAGAGGCCGGGGGTCGGCTACAACCGGCTCCCGGCCCTAGCCAGTTAGGGGCGAGTTATGGCTTGGACTTACGGAGGCGACCCGGCGTCCAACGCCCGTGACGCCATCCGGTTCCTCATCGGAGACACCGACACCAACGATCAACTCCTCAACGACGACGAGATCGCTTGGGTCAACAATCAGGTCACCGGGTCGGACACGGCGACCACCGGTCTTTACGATGTTTCTTATCGCTGCTGTCTAATCGTTGCGTCGAAGTTCTCCCGCATGGCCGACAAAGCGGTCGGCGATCTTCGGGTGGACATGAGCCAGAAAGCGAAGGGCTACCGCGACCAAGCCGCAGAGTTGAAGGAACTCGCATCGCGAGAAGGGCTGGTTCCCACTCCGTACCTGGGGGGTATGACGATTTCTGACAAGGACATCGACCGGGACAACTCTGACATGGTTCAACCGTCGTTCTGGCAGGGCCAGTTCAACGACTTTGGTACCACGACGGGCACCATCCAGTATTGGCCCGGAGCGAACTGATGACCGGTTCCACTGTCCAGTTCTTGACCGACATCAAGAACGACATGACCCCGGACACGGTGGACATTCGCACCACTTCGTCGCTGAACAACTACGGGGAAAGGGCCTTCACGGGCAGCACCACTTCGTATGACGCCTATGTGGAGAAGAGCGACGATGTGATCCGCAACGAAAACGAGGAACGGATCGCCGAGTACAAGGTGTTCATTCCCGACTCGTCGTTGAGCATCAACCCGGAAGACGAGATCACCCTTCCCGCTCCGATCTCGGCGATACGC